ATATTTATGAGTGGGGTTTCCAAGAACTGAAAGAAGAGTTAGAACGAAACTTCATTATAGAAGACGTTACAGGCACGTTCATACAGCTACCTAATTTAAGGAAGGCTATGAAAGAACAAATAGAGCCGTCTATTGACGGAATGCCCGTACACAGTAGTGTGAAAAAGTATCCAAGAGCATGGTCGCAAGAGCAACTGGATATGCTTGAGTCTAGGTTTGGTCGACAGTTCTTACGGGTTGCCGCAGCAGCACCGTACCCTGAATACGCCAACAACTGTGCGTGGGTGTTAAGGAAAAAATAATGACCGAGTTCATAAAAGAAGAACTGGATCGCTACTGTTACTGGCAAGAAGAGCGAGAAAAAATCCGATGTAGAAAAGAAGTTTTAGGACAGGAGCCTCCTTGGACGGAGGATCCTATTTTACAAAACTTTAAGTTTTGCCAAGTCTATCGAGAGGATGATCGAACGACTCGGTGGTTTAAAAAACACATCAGAGAACCTTTAAAGAACGATCCTGCCGTTTTCATGGCAACAGTTATTTTCCGATGGTTTAATTTAATAAACACTGGAAGAACCTTAATTGAACACGACCTGTTACTAAATTGGGATAGGAAAAAAGCTATTGAAGAAATCACTAAGCAACCGAAATGGGTGACAGGGGCGTACATTATTAAAACCCCTAATCGCATGGATAAAGTGACAGGCGTTGCTGAGTGTATTTCTCATATGTGGAAAGACAGAAACCATATTACAGACCTGTTAGCGGAAGACCTGAGTAATAAGGAATCATCCTTGGAGAAGACTTGGGCGCTTGTAATGAGCTATCCGTACATGGGACCATTCATGGCCTACGAGGTTGTAACCGATCTACGATGGACACATTTCTTAGAAGACGCAGAAGACCGAGTGACGTGGGGAAATGCTGGACCAGGAGCGATGCGAGGACTCAATCGTTTAACGGGTAGAGAGTTGTCCTTTTCGAGACGTAGCCATGATTGGAACGGCGAGATGAACGAGCTTTACAGTGCGGTTTCAGGACGGCTTTGGTTTAAACGGAAAGACCTTCCATATGAGATGAGAGAGATTGAGGGTGGACTTTGCGAGTTTGATAAGTACTCTAGAATGGTAAAAAACGAGGGCAGAACACGATCTATTTATAAACACAACGATCTTCCAATGATTGAAGATTTAGTAGAAGGAGAAAGTAAGTATGGGAAAGGTTAATGAATATTCAGTAACCCTTTTAGAGGATTGGGGAGACTCGGTGGACATCCACTACACCCAGTTCCTAGAGGTGGCATTCTTTTTAAAGGTTCCTGCAACACATAAAATGGCTGTTGCTTTTGTGAGGCGTAAACTACCTTCAATCGGCGAAAACGAAATAAGTTTTCTTATTGGCGCAATAATAGACGGATACCACGAAACCTTATGAAAGTAATTGATGCAAGAAATGTAAACGATGCGATACTCTTAGGCGTTGATTTATTTAACAATGCTTTTAATTATCGCGTACAAGAAAGCCGGAACGGTACAACGTATGAAGCTTTAGAGCCTGTCACTACCGTATACCGCAACCCTTGTGAACGGGTGTGCTTGATCGCACAAAGAGACGCTAACCCTTTCTTTCATCTGATAGAGAGTCTTTGGATGCTAGACGGTCGTAAGGATCTAAAACCTTTGACGCATTTCGTTGAGTCTATGAAGGATTTCTCAGATGACGGCAAATCGTTATGGGGGGCTTATGGTTGGCGGTGGAAAAGCTATTTCGGCAGGGATCAACTCCCTCTCATCATCGATATGCTGAAAAAAGATCCTAACGATCGTAGAGCGGTTCTACAGATGTGGGATGCTAAAGAAGATCTAAACAGAGACGGCAAAGACGTTCCTTGTAATACGAACATCTATTTTAAGATAAGAGATGGTCGATTAAATATGGCCGTATGTAATCGATCAAACGATATGTTATGGGGAGCTTATGGAGCTAACGTGGTTCATATGTCCATACTGCAAGAATATATGGCATCGGCTATCGGTGTTGAGATGGGGGTCTATAGGCAAGTTAGCGATAGTTTTCATGTCTACCTGAATCCTGTTTGGGAAAAGGTAAAAGATCTGACGATAGATCCGCACTCTTTTAGACACTTAAAAAACCCTTACGATACCTTAGAGGGCTACACCCCGACTCCATTATTCGATGACGTGAGTATGTTCAATTCGGAACTAGATAGATTTTTTAGTATGCATCCTACGAATATAGAATCACATAAAGAAGATTGGCACAGTCCGATATTTACCGATATAGCGATACCTATGCTTCAAGTCCATAGAGCATATCAGATGAAAGATTTTAAAAGTTCATACAAAATGCTTGATTCTATTAAAGCATTAGATTGGAGAGCGGCTTGTCTCAATTGGCTTATCAAGAGAGAACAGTCATACCTTAGTAAAACGCAAAAAGGAGAAATACATGAGTAAGTGGGAAAATATGAAAGCAGCAGCACAGACGGATTTAGAAGCTCTGAAAAAAGCTGAAACATCTTACGGAGACTCTTGGAAACGTCGAGGGGGTGTCGGTGCGTTCATGATGCTGGCACGTAAGTTCGATAGAGTCGAGCACCAAGCACAGAAGCATGGGTGGGATATATTCGAGGCGGGTGAAGTCTATGTTGGTGAAGCCGGATTACTCGATGATATTCGAGACTTACGTAGGTATCTACTGTTAACAGAAGAGCACATCACATCAAGTGCGCTCGGAAATGACGAAATACTTAAATACGAAGGTGAAGAGGAGGGGATTTAAAATGTTATTTATTTCAAAAATAGCGGAGTACTTCAATACTTTAAGCAAAGAGTGGGGTGCGATTTTAGCAGCACCCCCTGCTAAAGTTGATGAAATTGAGAAAGCTAAGATTCTTAAAAAAGCGATCAAAGACGGGACAGTTGAGCTAGAGAAACTGCCTTGGGAGATTTCAGGTGAAAGAGCTAAACCCAAACGTCTTAAAGCTAGAACTACCAAAGCAGACCCTAGCGACAACCCTAAGAAAACGTGGAAAGCCCCTAAACCCAAAACTAAAATTGTGAAGGTTAAGAGTCCTAAATGATTTTACAAAACTCGTTGTTCCCGCCTCAAAGCGATTGGTCTGTCCCCGATTTCTTTCCTCAGTTTTCTGAGACAGAGACAGTCGCGATAGATTTAGAAACTTACGATCCGCACCTCATGACCTGTGGTCCAGGATGGGCTACAGGCCGAGGCCATGTCGTAGGGATTGGGGTGGCGACGAAGGATTGGGAAGGTTATTTCCCTATTCGTCACGAAGGGGGAGGTAATCTAGATGAGGGTATCGTTTTAAGATGGCTAACTAATCTACTTAAATCTACAAAGAGAGAAGTGGTGTTTCATAACGCACTCTACGATGTAGGTTGGTTAAGGAGAGAAGGAGTCATTGTACACGGTAAAATACTTGACACGATTATTGCAGCCCCCTTGCTCAACGAGAACAGGTTCTCCTATTCACTGGATAACTTAGGTGTTGAATATTGCGACGAGAGAAAAGATGAATCTCTTTTGAAGAATGCAGCTCTGGCTTTTGGGATTAACCCGAAGTCAGAGATGTACAAGCTACACGCTAAATACGTTGGACCTTATGGCCAACAAGACGCTTCCTTAACATTGAAGTTGTGGAATAAGCTCAAGATTGAGATTGCTCAGCAAGGGCTAGAGAAAATATTTGAGACGGAGTCTAAGTTGATCCCTTTGCTTTTAGAGATGAGGTGGAGAGGCGTTAGAGTCGATGAAGAAAAAGCGGAAAGAGTTAGTAAAAAGCTCTCTACAGAAGAACAGAAAATACAGATCGAAATTAAGCGGAAGTACGGCACGGATGTGAACTTGTGGGCTAACGCTTCACTAGAAAGCATATTCGAAAAGAATAAGATATGGTTCCCACGAACAGCTAAAGGCATGGCAAGTTTCCAGAAGGATTGGTTAGAGGGCCATTCTCACGAGCTTCCCCAGTTGATAGTCAGGGCGCGGAAACTAAACAAGGCTAGAACTACGTTTATTGATAAGATGATTGGGGAGCATTCGTTTAAGGGTAGAATACACGCAGAAGCGCATCCTATGCGTAATGACCGTGGCGGCACGGTTACGGGTCGATTTAGTTACAGTAATCCTAATCTACAACAGGTTCCTGCACGAGACCCCGAAATAGGCAGTTTGATACGTTCCTTGTTTATTCCGGAAGAGGGTTGCCAGTGGGGGGTATTCGATTACTCTCAACAAGAGCCTAGACTCACCGTTCATTACGCTAACCAGATGAACCTAACAGGTGCCAAAGACGCTGTAAAACTATATACAGAAGAGAGTGCAGACTTCCACCAGATCGTTGCGGATATGGCTAACATCCCGCGTAAACAAGCCAAGACTATCAATCTAGGTTTGAGTTACGGAATGGGGAAGGAAAAACTGATTAAGGAGTTAGGTATCGATGATACGGAAGCAGAGAATCTGTTTCAGCAGTATCATGCTAAAGTTCCTTTCATTCGCGCTCTACAGGATCAATGCGCCAGAGTAGCGGTGGATCGAGGATATATCAGAACATTCGCGGGTAGGCGATGCCGTTTTGATTTGTGGGAAAGTAGGTTTGAAAGAAGTCAACCTTTGCCTCTTGAAGAGGCGAAAGATAAATATGGGGATGACCTTAAACGGTCATACACTTACAAAGCTTTAAATCGTTTAATACAGGGATCTGCGGCTGACATGACAAAGTTAGCAATGATAGGTCTGTGGGAGGAAGGAATAGTTCCTCACCTACAAGTCCACGATGAAGTTGATATTTCGATAGAGAGTAAAGAGCAGGCCGACACAGTAACAAGAGTAATGGTAAACTGTGTGAAACTTGCTGTCCCTTTATTAGTGGATCAAGAGTTAGGAACGTCATGGGGCGAAACAAAGGAAATAATATCATGAGAGGCATTTCTCCAGAAAAAGCGAAACAGAATTCCATTCGGTACAGAGAGATATATGAGCAATGGAGTAGTTCAAAAGCAACACTAGAAGAACTAGGTGAGGAACACGAAGTTACCAAACAACGTATGTGGCAGATAATCACACGTTGTAAGCTCGGTGAGGGTGATTATTATTACGGGCGAGTTGTCGCACGCAACAAATGGTCTGAATTTACGAAACTCTACTCGGACGTTGAACAAACGAAAAGAGCCTTTAATGAGTGGTTGAGTGCGCGTGAAATTAAGTTAACGTCAAACAACCAAAAAGTTGCTCCACACACTGGATGGAACTGGTAAGCGATAAAAAATCGAGTTTTTCAAAAAATCGGCCTCAGGAGCGTTCGCAGGTTAAACGATCTAATCCTATTTAGGTATTAGGTTCCGAGGTACGGAAACCCCCTTAGACGCTCTAATAGGAGCTTATACGAGATCGGAGTGGTTTGGGGGGTATTTCGGAGGGTTTTTAGTCCGTTTAAGGGGTAATCATGGCAAAAGAGAAGAATTTGTGGTTATTGTTAAGAACAAACTTACCGCATATGCATTTACAACGAATTGAAACAGGAATGACCGGAGCAGGGGTTCCTGATGTCAACGGATGTGCAAAAGGAAAAGAGTTCTGGATAGAATTAAAAGAGATACATTCGGGTAATGCACTTACTCTACGACCTATGCAAATATCCTGGCTTGCAAAAAGAGCATCCCATGGCGGACAAGTTTTCGTGATGGCTAGGAAAAAGAATGAGATCAAACTCTACCATGTAGATAGCCTCACCGGAATAAAAGATCTAGTCAAAGAAGGCTACAGCTCCCCTGCTCTTTTAACATTAACGATTCCCTACGATTGGGACGCTCTCACTACTGGTTTACTTTCCTAAAACTCCTATATATAATGGTTAAAGTAGCAATTAGGCTACGGTCACTAAAGTAAGAAAGGAGAAATGTATGTCACATCAAGTAGAAACAATGGCGTGGACAGGCGATAAGCCTTGGCACGGATTAGGTGTTGAAGTAGCTGGCAACCTAACCCCATTACAAATGCAACAAGCAGCACAGCTAGACTGGACAGTTAGTAAGCGTCCAAGCTACACCTTAGACGCTCCCGAGTGGTCGGAGGAAGTAGGTCTTATCCAAGCAGAAAATACTTTCCACATCGTTCGTGATTCCGACAATAGAATACTTAGCCATTGCGGTAGAGATTATGTCCCTATTCAAAATGAAGATGTATTCAAGTTCTTTAAACGCTTTACGGAAGCTGGTCATATGACCATGGAAACCGCAGGTAGTTTAAAAGACGGTGGAGAAGTATGGGGGTTAGCTAAGATCGCAGAAGACTTTGAACTAGCGGGCGATGACCTTATAAAAGGTTATTTGTTAATCAACCAACCACACATCGTTGGTAGATCGATGACCATTAAGTTAACGCCTATACGAGTTGTGTGTAACAATACACTCACGATGGCACTAGGTCTCAATGGAACCGCTTCATTCCGTATGCCCCATGTTAAAGAGTTCGGCGATGATGTCATACAAGCGGCAGAGGAAGCTCTGGGGTTATCCGCATCTGCGATGACTGAGTTTAGAAAGCAAGCTACTCTACTTTCTCAAACGAAAGCTAAACACTCAGATGTCCTTGAGTACGTTAGCGAGATCTACCAACCTTTGATGATTGCAGAGTATCGCAAGGAACAGCTATTACGATCAACGGCTTCGGGTACGCACCTAGGAATCCAAGAGCCGCTAAAAGAGAAGCTTAATAAGTTCCCTTCATTGGTAATGGATGCCTTAGATCACAGTCCAGGAGCACAGCTGAAATCTGCTAAAGGAACATGGTGGGGCGCACTAAATGCTGTTACCTATGTTGAAGACCATTTGCGTGAGTCTCAAACAGCAGGGAACGCCTTACATAGTGCGTGGTTCGGTGCAGCAGCTAATCGTAAGAGTCAAGCCCTATCACTCGCAATACAGAGAGCCGCGTAATGAACAATAAAGAAAACCCGAAAACGTATTTCTTAGCGTCAGAAGTTTTAGAAATGCTATGGGTTGGACTATACGAGTCAGGTCAGGAAGATCTGGCTCGTGTATTATCCGATTCCATGATTGCACAAGGTTGTCAAGAACTGGAGACCGTAACAGACGGGATGCTTATCTTGATGTTTTGGAAAAACTACTTAGAGGAAAACGACTTAGTTTCTTTCTCTGATGACGGAACGGTGCACTAAATGAATATTATGCTCGATAGGGGCGATCACGATGAGTTTCTCGCGGATTGCCCATGGACTAAAGAGGACGCACAATACTGTGATGCACATGATATAGAACTTTCCTACTCGGAGGACGAAGAAGGACGTGAGGTTCGATATTGTCGCGAGTGTGAGGGAGCTGAGCTGGAGTTACAGTGATGAAGAAAGTATTAGACAAAGACATATACATAAAAAACCTAGAGATGCAAGTTACTCTATTCGCTGAACACTCTCAAGTACTGGGAGAACTTTTAGAGCACATCGAGCAAGACTTTTCGAGAAAGGAAGACGGAACTAAACATCTATGGAACTGTGTAGATGAGGGTAATGAGTTACTTATGGGACCAAGTCGCGCTTATGTTAACCAAGATTAGTATCTTTTTTAATCGCTTATCGGGGACTGGTTTACTTTCCAGTTACTGGGGGGCATACTAATACTTCGTTCTGCCGCAAGGTGGATTATTTTTAAAACCAAAGAAAGGAGAATGTCATGCAAATAGCAACACCAGCAGTAGAAGGCGGTAACGCCTACACTATAGGAAAAGTGAAGAACATAGCCAGTTCGGCTAAGAAATCTCCCACTGCTTCTAAGAAAGTAGCCAAACCATTGAGCAAGGCTAAAGTGTCGCCAGTGACGATACCTAAACCTACGAAAACAGGTAAGGGGTCAGCACGAACTTTATACAAGTTCACTGGTAAAAAACCAGAGGGTAAAACACCGCAGATGAACGCGTTGATCCTTACCGTGATGGAAGCGGAGGCTGGTGATTTAGTGTCCTCTAGCTTTACAGCACAGGATCTGGTTTCGCTCGCAGTAAAACAAGGAGCCTTAACAACGGGTCAAGACCCATTAAGAATCTTTAGGTTTTATGCAAAACGACTTGTTGAGGAAGGCTACTTCGCGAAAGCGTAACTAATACGGTGCACAGGGCGACTTGTGCACCTAATTTTTTTAGGAGAACCTTATGCAATTAGAAGTAGAAAAAAGAGACGGAACACCTTTTAAAACCAACCTCAATACTCTAGCGAAAGTTATTTATGAACAATTGTTCGAAGATGATCTTCTTCGGGATGCTTATGCTGAAGAACGTGCGGTTATCGTTATCAACAGCATTTACGATGCCATAGAAAAACACGTAGAGTTTAAAAATGAATAGCCATGACAGCGATATTCCTGTATGGATAGCTACGGGGATTGTGCTTGTGGTTTACTTTGCGTTTTTTCGTGTGTAAACTATTAACTTAAACCTAAACTAAGAAAGGAGAAATATCGTGGAAAGAAGAATACCTGAAGATCTTGAAATACTTGATGTTGAACCCATAGTAGTCACAAATCCATACACAGGAGCACAAGCCACGCTAGAACCCGATGCAGTAGCCGTTTACGACTGGATCAAGGGAAGCGAGGTAATCGGTCACTCTAAAGATATGGAAACAGGACTTGAGTGGTTTAGAAAACACGAACCAGCCGCCTACATACTCTTACTCGATTAGGAGAAATACCATGCCAAACCATTGTTTAAACCGAATAACTATTCACGTGGGCAACGCAGACGGACACAGTTTAGAAGTGTTGATTGCAGCACTACAGGAAGACGGGGAACACGGAACTTCTTTTGATTTTAATGCGATACTCCCCATGCCTGCTGAACTGAGAAACACCCAAAAAGGAAGCAACATCCCAGAGGCTGACGAGACGAAGAACGCTCGATTACGTAAAGAACATGGAGCAGACAACTGGTATGACTGGAGTTGCCACAACTGGGGAACTAAGTGGAATAGTTACGAATCCTCAGTGACCGATCATGAAGTAGGTCAGTTTGTCGAGTTTGAGTTTAGTACCGCGTGGGGACCACCAACAGAGGTGATTGATGCGTTACGTGAACAATGCCCTGAGCTATCAATATCCGCATTCTATGATGAACCAGGAATGGAGATAGCAGGATATTATTAACAATCTACTACTGGTATACTCCCGCTTGATGCGGGGTATACTTAATTATATACGTTATTCAGATATGGAGAAGTTAGATGAAAGTAGGAATTTCAGTAAGAATTGACATGAAAAAGATCGATGAGAGCCGTTTATATGAAGGAGCTAAAGGAACGTATTTAGACCTAACCACTTTTGTCGACACCGAAATAGCCGATAAATACGACAACCACGGCTTTATCTCACAGTCCCAGTCGAAACAAGAACTCGAAGCGGGGCAAGAACGAACACCTATCCTTGGTAATTGCAAGGTATTCTGGTCTGACGGAGCGAAAAAACCAGCCCCACAAGCGACACCCGTCAAGGAACTACCGGACGACGATATACCATTTTAAACCTAAACAACCAGAAAGGAGAAAGACATGATCAAGCTAAATCGAGCGCAGAAGACAGCACTTGCGTGTAAATGGCGACAAAATAACCAGAGCATGAGCTATTTAGCATTCCGCCGAACCGCCCACTACGACTACATGATGAACTGTTTAATGGTTCAATGGTCAGGGATGTGGCTCGGCATCGAAACCGATGGACACACCCACAGCTAAAACAACCAGAAAGGAGAAGGATGATGAAAGAAAAAGTCAATGCTCCACTTTATACCAATCGTTTAGTTGAGACGATTGATCAGTTTATCGATAATAAAATTGAGGAAAAAGCCAAATGGTATTTCGAAAATGAAGCAGGTCTTGCCTACAAGGAATATAAAGGAAATCTGCATGAGCTAATTGATGAACGTATTGAGGAACGCTTAAAACAAACGTGGGCGTTTAACGCGCTAGACGAGCTAAACGAAAGACTTAATACATTAGAACAACGTGTGGACGGCCACTCTAACGATTTTAAAAAGATTGAGTATCTGACGGATGATTTTGAAAATCGTTGTTCCGAAATCGCGGAGTCCGTAGAAAATATATTCGATGACTTTGATATCGAAGAACACCTGAACTATCACACTTGGGGAAAACTTATAATCATCATTGATAAAGTCCTCAAGGAAATACGCTACGATAATAAGGAAAACAAATGAATGCTCGACGCGATTATTTTGGGACGGAAGCAATAATAGAGAGTCATGATAAGACTCTAAAACAGATTAATGAAGCCTTGAAACTACAGGTCGAAATTAATGATGACTTATGCATCCGTATCAAGAAACTGGAGCTTGGCCTCAAAAAGGCTGAGCATGACCAGAGAGTGATCAATGCAGTTACTGGAAGTATTCGGAACCTCCCTTAGTGGTTTACTTTGGGAGTTTTCGTTTATATACTATAAAAAGTAAAAAGCAAGCTAACCCCGAAAGGAGAAAGATATGTTTGTATTAAATGATAGAAAGATCCAACGCTCTACTGAAATGGTTAGAGGTGTTAATGAAACCTTTGATGCGCTGTTTAGTATTCCAGCTAGACCGATAGAGGACTCGCTTATTCAGATGAGCGCTATCGATCGCGATCTTAGAGACATCATCCACGTACTAGGCATGGGAGAAGAGCATGAGTAATATTACTAAGCAAGGGTGGGCGTTAGTCCACCAAAACTCCGGTGAGGCCGTAACTCAAAACGAAGAGTTCACCTCCCATAAAGACGGTGCGCAGTGGCTTGTTACAGGAGGAGAAATTCCCCATAAACCTTCCAGCACAGGCCGAGTATGGGTAAAACGCGGAAGTAATTCGTCAAACCTATTGAAAAATACCGAACAATGGACTAGGTCATTCTTCCCGACTGTTTTCAACCTACAGTGGCGAGAGCTTAAACAAGACGCCCAACTAAAGGACTTGATCTGATGACTGATGATCTACGTAACGACTGGGAGAGGCTTCAGAAAGAGCACCCCGCAATCGAAAAAGCTGATACGCAATATAGGGTAGAAATGGTTGAAAAGGTCAGGAAAGTCTACTTCGTAGATGCGGCTGATGAAGAGGACGCTAAAGAAAAAGCAAAGGCTAATGAGGATTGTACGGTGCTTTCTGGAGAAACACACTTCACTCTGATGGCTATCGGTCCTGCATAAGTCTATGCAATATCGCCTTTGCCGTATTGAGAGTATCCGCCCTATTTCCTAGCTATAATACTTATTAAGGCTAGTTACCCAATTAGCCGAAACCTAGAAAGGAGAAATGAAATGATTAAGATAATGACCAAAAAAGAAATGAAGCCCTTAGTCAAAGAGTTGAAAGATGCAGGGTTTACCGTAACCAACAAAGAAGGTTGGTGGGACGCCCGTGACGATGACGGAACTAAGGTCATGACCGCAATGCCACATAGCAACGGATCCATGATGTTAAACCTCAACAACGCTTATTTTGCCTAGAAAGGAGAAATGAAATGGCTTTAGATATCAAAGACATACCTTGGGAAGTAGACCAGTTGCCCAAAAAGCAAAGAGACTTTGCACTTATTCTAGCGCGTGACGGACTGATCGATGAGTGGCCTGAAGTATTTGAGGCGCTCGATGAGTGTGATTTACAGACTGCCGAAGATGAGAGGATGAACTGATGAGCGCCATAAAAACTTATGAAGTGTGCTACTCCTCCGTAGTTATAGAATCTTTTGAAGTTGAAGCTGAAAACGAAGAAATCGCGATTGCCCGAGGCAAACAACTGTTCCTAAACGCAATGCTGTGGAGCGACGGAGACCAAGATATATCTTTTTACAACATCGAGGAGATCAAATCATGAGACATTCAATCCAAGTGTGGGACATACAGTTCTACAAAATGAATGAAGAGGGTGATGCCCTGACTGATAACAATGGCAACGTCCAACTTTACAACGTAACTGATTATGACTGCTCATACCTTGCAGAGGGGCTGGACGACGACGACCTAGAGGAGATCAAGTCATGAAAAAGAGGAGAACAGGCGAAGATACACTGTTTGCCCGAGTGATGAACTCCAAATGCGGGGACAACCGGACTTGTAGCATCTGCGAAGAACCTATCAAACCGCTTACCGATGACGAAGGCGTGATCTACTGGGCTAACGGACACAATGCCCTGCCCATTAACGATGGACGGTGCTGTGATCAATGTAATAATACCGACGTGATCCCTGCCCGAATAGAAATGCGGAGACACCCATGAAACTAGACACACACGAAGAAATACGCGAATTTTACGACCGTAATCTAAACATGACACTTTTAGATTTGTCGTGTGAAACCGGATTAACTGTCCCCGAACTCAAAAAAATATTGATGGAAGGTTCATCAATGGCGGATCTCGATGGGGAGCGTGAAGCATGAAAATTGACTGCGATATATGCCACGGCATAGGTTGGATTAATTCCAACAACGAAAACTGGGAACCTGAAACACAGAAATGTGACGCTTGCCAAGTTTACAAAACCGACACAGAAGCCCAAAAAGCGGAGCGTGAGGATTGAACGATGGCCTTAACTTTCGGCAGTATACGACACACTCCCTCAGGGCGTAAACGCAAGCCCTTGCAACGAAAGACCGGACGATATACGCCCGTGTTTGAAGCACTTTCGGTCACAGAAAGTTATCGCAGAGATACGAAAGAATATAAATCTGCCAAGCCGCTCTACTCTACTGAGTCTAAAGACGGTTGCGGCATTGTCGATCGATCCGCCCTTATTGAAACCTCTACCCATACCATCGCACCAGCGTACAATAAAGGAGCGTACCAAGTTATCTCTACCGAAAACATCAAGGATATTGGAAGGTAAACCAAATAGGCGACTAACAATGGAAACATTAATAGCAGTGATATTTGTAGTATTCTTCATAATAGCATTATGGGGAGCGGCTCTGATGGTAGGAGACCGAGAGCGGGAATACAGGAAAAGAAAAAACGAAGAAACTAATCACACAACCAACGGAGAACAGAAATGACGATTACTCAAGGAAACGACCAAGACACCAGAATAACTATAGACGTGGGAATACCTTTCCCCGAAGACACTCGATCGGCAGAAAGCAAATACCCCTTTGCACAGATGGACGTAGGCCACTCTATCTTTATTCCACTGCTCGAAGGAGATAATGCGGAGCGACTGAAGAATCGATTAGCCCAATCTACTCGGACGTATGGAAAGAAACAGTCTCCCGAACAACGATTTATATTACGTTATCGACTAGAAGACGAAAAATCAGGAGTTAGAGTCTGGCGAAAAGATTAATCCTTGTGTTATCGGGGCGTGGCGTAATGGAGGCTTTCGCCCTATTTCCTAGCTATACTATATATAAGGGCTAGGGAATTAACCCGAACCTTAGAAAGGAGAAAGATGATGAATGAAGTAATCGTGAAAGATATAGAAGCGAAGATGGAACTAATGAACAACTGTCTTAAGCTTGGACAAACCATGATGAAGAGCTATCAACATCAAAAACTAAGACCCGCATATATAAGAAACCTCTGGCAAATATGCAAAGTAACCCAAAACTGGCAAAGCCCCAGAGCCAGTTGGTCGGAACACGGTGTACTGACCGAACCAACCTACGGTTTCGAGTTTCACAGAGATAGCTTGTACGACGATGTAGGCGTTACCAATCCAGAGACCAAGGAATTAGGCGAAGGAGTTCTTTATGTGGATTTCCAAACCACCGAATGTAATGGGAGACATATGATAATATGTACCAAAGAGCATTTAGATGGTCACTCGGGAGTCGAAATATTACGCGCTATAAATCAAGAAATTAGCGATAGCAAAACGATGAGTCATTTATCCGGAAGGCTAGAAAGTATGGACGATTCGAGTGTAGCGTTTATTATATTCGACGGCTATGACCAAGAAGACTCAGCAAGTTTTGCGAATTGTGTAGTCTACACAGAAGATGAAAAGACTTGGCAAACCCCCGAAACAGCGGTTGAGGAAGCGCTTTCCAGATTGATGGAAACAGTAACTCTATCCGATTTATTCTTTAACTAGAATGAAAGAAGAATCCTAGCCTCCTTAATTGGAGGCTTTCCCCTATTTTCTTAGCTATAATAACCCTAAGGTTAAACGATTATTTAACCGAAACCTAGAAAGGAGAAAGACATGAGCAGACGATATTTTTCAGAAGACCTTGACCCATCCTGGGAGTTTGGTGGAGATCGACCATCCGATATGGATAAAAAACCCGAACCCATTTGTGCTCTTACAGGAATGCCAATACCATTGGACGACAACGGGGAGTTTTTATTATCCATGGTAGACGACCAAGCGAGACTTATCAAACTGCTACAAGAGCAGATCAAGTCACTAAAAGAAGAAAATGCAGCACTGATCGAAGATGCTGCCGAACTCTACTCGGACGCAGCCGAACTACACGCTGAGTTAGAAAACGAGATCAAACAGGGGAAAGCGATATGAAATTTAAAGAACTTTTGATGCAGGAACGACGACAGATATCCCTAGAACAATTGTTCCAAGATGCCGTAGAACATTATCAAGGACTAGGACTGGACGAGGCTCGAGCAAAACAGTTTGCGCGTACTGCCCAACACACCGAGAGATGCGACAGAGAGGAACTGGCACGAATGAGCAAAAAATACGGACCTCGACCGTCTCCCGATGAAGCACTAGAACGAATACTGAAATCAACTAACTACTAAAGGGAGAATGGACGACGATCTTAGCCTCACATCGTGGGGCTTTTTTTCGCCTACCATTATGGTATAATACTCTAGCGTCTTGACGACGCAATCGAGTCTATTTAAGACACCCTTTTGCCCCGCTTAATGGGGCTTTTTTTCGCCTATCGTATTGTTATCTCAGAATTAAAAAAGTTTTATGAAAAAACATTCGTCGATTGGCTAATATCTCTAATAGACTAATAGAATCGAGCTGTGTGTCTCTTGGTCAGTGGTTTGTGTTGATCAACGAAAGTAATAGAATATCTATTAGTTATTACAAGTGAGTGGTAAGATACCTAGAGGGCATGAGAAAAGTATATAATAATATTGTTTTACACTAATATATCAATATCATTATGTAACCCCAGGAGATCCGATGAAAGCACTCACATACACCCCACTATTGCCAACAGAAGATGGTACTGCATACGTTGACGACAAGGGTAAGATATGGCAACCGCTCAACTCAAAACAAAAGAAGTTCTGCAAGGAGTATATCAAAGGCCAAACAGCGACAGATGCTGCGGTTAAAGCAGGGTATACCAAGGATCGCAAGGGTGCTAAGACACAAGGGAGTGTGCTACTAAATCATAACCCGATGGTTCGAAACTACCTCATTGACTTGGAAATTACAGCCTCAGAGAAGGATGCAATTTCTCTAGAGAACCACTTGTCCACTCTCCATGAGTTGAGGGAGGAGGCAAAGGACCAAGGTCAGATATCCGCAGCCATCACAGCGGAGGTTCATCGAGGCAAGGCGGGTGGACTCTACATCGATAGACGCGAGATCTTGACCGCGAAGATCGATCTGATGTCAAAGGACGATATACTTACTCGACTTGAGGAGATGATCAAGAGACGATCGAATGTGATCGAGGGTGACTTCA